ATTTGAATGGCTGTAAACTTAACTCTAAATGGTAGGATTTCAGTTATTAGAGTGTTTATTGTAAAATCTTTTACCTGAATTAATGGATAGTCAATAGGGAAAATTTGTTTTGTTTTTCCGTTAAGTTCATCAAGTATTAATGCTGTGGCCATTAATCTGTTACATCTTCAAGAATCTTTAGGCTACCCTGAGCAACCGTCCAAACTCTTGTAGGGTCTGACACTTGAATGTCAAAGATGTCTCCTGTTTGAAGTTGTGCTGACTCTGCTGCTGTAAGCCAAACTGTAAACTCTCCAACCAAGTCGTCTTCATCTGCAACTGGGTATAAATCTAAAACTAGTGTCGCAGCATCTGTAATAATTCCAGGGGTTGAAGTAGGTCTTTTAATTTTCATAGCAATATCCCATTCAGATCCCGCACCTTTTAAAACTAACGGTACTTTTGCATCGTCTGTTACATAAACCTTAAACCCAGAAGTGTCTCCACGAACAACAGTCCAAATAACTGTAGGAGGTTTGTTACCTATATCGTATGATGATGCCGATCCTCTTTGAGTTGCCATTGTTTTATTATATCACAATTATAGGTTTAGTTTGGCTTCTCGCCATTCTCTATAAATAGATCCTTGGCCCTCTCCAATAGCAGTATTCCAGGAAAAAGGACTTCCTTCTGGATGATCATCTACCCCAAGATACTTAAACCTTACATCCTGCTTCTGCAATCTTTCACGGTATATATAATTACTAAATGTACTACCAGGAGTTCCAATAAAGTCATTTGCATAGGTAAGGATTAATGAAGAGACTAGGCCATAGGCAATCTCTGATGTATTTGGAAGTAGAGCATACTCTTTTGAAAAATTATCGACAATAATATCATCTAGGATAATTACATTCTTTCCCTTTACCATTTCGCTTTCTACCTCGTCAGTTAACAGAACTATCTTCTTTTCAGATAGTGCGCTAATAGCATCATCAAACTCTTGCTCTGAAACAGCAAAGTTTACTTTATGGTCTGTAAGTCTTAGGTGTATTGCATTAAAATCTCCCAGGTAATCTGCAACCATTTTTGCAAAGTCTGTATATTCTTTTTTAAATTTAATTGAGTTGATAGCATTATCGACTTCTTTGGTTCTTCCAAAAAAGAATCTTCCGTATGCTGCTAAATTATATGAACGAAGATCATAGTCTTTGTCCTTTTCCATTTCTAGTTTTGTTCTATTAACTCTAAACTTGTTTTCATCTTCTGCCTCAGAAACCTTGAAGTACATCTCGTGTAGGGGAAGAGCATCAATAACGATATACCCTTCTTGGGGTTCTTCGATATTGGGATTGATCATTGTGTGACCTAAAGACTCTGGATAGTCTATCAATTCTAAAATACTTGGAATGTCTTCTGACATAAGGGCTGCCCTTTTTCCCATTGGCACACCAGAACTTATTGATGGAATATCTATTGGCCATAGAAGATCGTTTGTTACATTGTAGACTGTTAACTTTTTTCCTGTTGCCTGGGCAAGTCCAAAAGCAATCTCTAGACTAAAAACCTGATTAAACATTCCTCCTCTATGGAGTTTGTAAAATATAGAACCCTTATCTTCAGCCATTAATTTCTTCTTTTATCCAATTGTAGGTTTTTTCAATTCCATTCTTAAGAGACATAGAATAATCCCAGTTTAATTTTTCTCTGACCAAGTCGTTATTAGAGTTTCTGCCTCTAACTCCTAAAGGACCAGAGATATGCATCTTGCTTAAAACCTTACCCTCAACACCACAAGCAATATCTACCAACTGATTAATAGTAACTATTTCTTCAGAGCCAATATTGACTGGTCCAGTAAAGTCTGACTCCATAAGCCTTCTTGTTGCTTCTATACATTCGTCTATATATAGGAATGAACGGGTTTGTTCTCCATCCCCCCAAATTTCTATAAAGCCATCTGCCTGTATAACTTTTCGACACATTGCAGCAGGAGCCTTTTCTTTTCCACCATCCCAAGTTCCTTCTGGTCCATAAATATTATGGTATCTGGCAATGGCTACTGGGATCTTATTGTTTCTATTAAAAGCCAAAAACATTCTTTCACTAAATAGTTTTTCCCAACCATACTCACTGTCAGGATCTGCAGGGTATGCATCAGACTCTTTAAGTCCAGGATTATTAACATCCAACTGCTTATAGTCAGGATACATACAAGCAGAACTTGAATAAAATATCTTGGTTTTATTAATATCATATTTTTCATTAAGTCTAGACTGGGCTCTTAAAAGATTAAGGTTTATTAGTGCAGAGTTTTCCATAATCTGAGAATCATTGTCGCCAGTAAAGATATATCCAGCACCACCCATATCAGCAGCAAATTGATATATCTCATCAAATGAAGTTATCATTCTGTATGGGATGTTGTGATAAAAGTTTCCCTGGTATCCTTTAAACTGAATTACTTTTTCAACATTGTCGTATACCGATAAATCTCTTTCAATAAATTCATCTGCTTCTGATTCTGAAAAGTCTGGGTGCTTTAAGTCAACACCTCTAACCCAATATCCTTCTGACTTTAATCTTTTTACCATGTGGCTTCCAATGAATCCACCAGCACCAAGGACCAATGCTGTTTTTTGCATTATGCCAAACCGCTCTTTAATGCTCCCCAAGTACCGTTACCTTTTGCTTCAACGATAATAATTCCTGTACTAGATGCATGTGCAACAACTCCAACTGCACCACCGTATTGCTGATTTGACAAACCGCCACTTTCTCCAACATAAAGAACATCGCCATTGGCAAAACCAGAAGTATTTATGTTATCCATAACTCCTGCAACAACTGCAATTCCATCAGAGCCGTTTGGAACGGGAGTTTTTAGTAGTCCAAGAATTGGATCTTGAGTTGAAGGCAAGGCTTTCGCAATTGTAGTTTTTGTAGTATATCCAGTTGCATATACTGGTGTTCCTGCAGGTAGATTTTCTCCACTATTATTTAAAATTCCAAGTTGAAATTGAGATAAACCAAGTGGTGGCAATATTACCATTAATCTATTTACAAGTGATTCAATATCCTCGTGGACATTTACTGGGTCATTTGCAAGCGGGTATGGTAATTGAAAGAGCGCATCATTAGTATTTCCTGTAGCCATAGTATATTTATTATACCACCTTCTAAACTTGACTTTTAGTAAAATTTTGTGTTATACTAGGTGTAGACACCTACCAAGGTGTTATTGTTTTCTAAGGAGGAAACTATGATTAAATTTATCGAAAGAAACAAAGAGATCATTAGCACACTCAGTATCGTAGCACTAGTAACGGTTTTGTCAAACTCTGCTAATGCTATTTCAGATCTTGATACAAAGAACAATCTTAGCCTGATACAGGCTCAGACATTGGAAACTGCCTCGAAAGAGGTTTTTTTGGTTTCTAAGGCAAAAAAACTAGAGAGTTTTGAGAATAAGGTTTCTCTAACTGATTTAGAACTTAAAGAACTGCTTTCGCTAGTAGGCTTCAAGGGTAAAGACCTTGTTGTTGCTTGGGCAGTGGCTAAGAAAGAGTCTAATGGGCGACCACTGGCTTTTAACGGCAACCACAAGACTGGTGACTCATCTTATGGTATGTTTCAAATTAATATGATTGATACACTTGGTCCTGATCGTAGAACTAAGTTTGATCTTGACTCTAATGCTGAACTATTCAATCCCGTCAAGAATGCAGAAATCGTATTCTATATGACAAATGGGGGAGAAGATTGGTCTTCTTGGAAAGGCATTACGCCTAAGACCAGAATGTGGATGAATAAATTTCCTAAGTAATACATAAAAAGATAGGGGTCCTCAATTGGGCCCTTATTTTTTTACCATTTTTTGAGTGGGCATTCTGCTTGCTTTAAGTGTGTTTTTATCTTCATAAAGCATCCACATTTTTTGCATGTTGATGTTAGTTTTATTAGTTCTGGGCAAGAGTTACAGATGTCTAGCCTATCAAAAGCAATATCTTCCGATGTTCTATTTGAAGGAAGGATGATATCCCATGGCTTAACCTCTCCCATGTTTTTTCTAAACTTGCTCCATAAATTTTCGTCTAAATTTTCTTCCATACTACAATTCTATCATAACTAGACTTTTGAGTTGTGGACTACCATATTTCCTGCAATAATTGTGTCTACAGGGAATGCGTTAAACTTAAAGACATTTCTTGTTTCTTCAATATAGTCAATTCCAGTTACTGGGGCTGCCACCATTCCAGAATCTGTTGCCTCAAATATAAAGTCTGAGGATGTTACTGTTTTTGCCTCTACGAATATGTGGGAATACCCACGCTTAATAAGAACCTTCTCTTCTGGAGTAAATCTCTTTGTGGAATCACCATTAAAGTATAGCGTTGTTCCTTTTGTAGATGGACTAATCTGTACAATTTCTGATTGTACTCTCTTAACATTTTCAAGATTTTCTGGGTAGACTGTTGATGCTCCTGGATCTTGCAAATCGTCAAGCAATCCGTCCCAAGTAATAGACCAAATCTTATCTCCAAGAACAATGTCTTTTGCTGCTTTAAAC